GTTGCAGGTCTTGATGAAAAACTAGAACCAACTTGGCTTCCTATGTATGGCATTATGTAATCTCCATTATACTTGCTACAGTATCTAGGCTATTCGCTGTGTTTGATGAAACACTTAACGTATGACCTGTCTCCATAATAACCTTGTTGCCCCCCATGTATTCAAAGGATGATCCAGAAGGTATCGGTATGGTTTTGGCTAAAAACACAGTCTGTCCTGCACTTAACTTGATGTCGGCTGTTATCTGACTTGTAGTCGTGTTTGCTAGTGTCAAACCAATCACAACCGTTGTTGTGGCAGATGGAGCCGTGTAGACATTCATCAAAGCGTTAGCCGATGTGTTCGAGCCATCATACACTTTGTTCTTAAATGTATTAGCCATCTGTTTCTCCTTAACCTACATCATCTAGTAATGCACAAACTAAAACCTCTGCTGTGGATGCTGATGATATTGCGTGTATGTCAGCAACTGTTGTATTTGGTAATCTCGCACAGAAAAACTCATTTGGACCTATTGTAATCCCATCACCTGCTGAAGATGATGCTGTGCCTGCATCCAACACTATGTAGATACTTCTACTGTTTGTGTCGATATTCTTGATAAACAGAAAGTTTACTTTGTCACCTGTTGCAACCGTGGTGCTTGCGTCAAGTGCTTTTGCTGTATAATCTATGTAAGTATCTCCTGCATCTATTAAATCACCACTTGAGTTGGCTACACTTGTTTTCTTAAAATACCATTTATCATTTGCATCAGCAGGTGAAACCGTCATAGTAGCCGAAATAGTCTTGGCTATCTCATCAGGTAATATTGTCGCCTGTATGCTTGCTATTGCGTCATTTGCCATGTGTTTTCTCCTTTATCCTAACGCTATCGCCAAAGCTGTTGCATCGTCTGTTGTAGCTGCCCCTATGTCTGTTGCAAGCTCAGAAGCACTTCTACCCTCTATGCTTGTTCCGTCAACTCTCAGAAAATCATTATCTACTACATTTGCATTTGCAACCAAAACATTACCATTTGATATGCCTGTTGATAGCGTTGCTGTTGATGTTACAGCTACATCATTAAGTGTAATAGCATCTGCCTCAAGCGTTCCGTCTACATCTACGTCACCAGATATATCTAAAGAGCTAAACGTACCAATACCAAAAGCTACATTACCAACTGATCCACTAAACACCTCAGAGTTATTCGTTGCGTCAGGTATAAAGGTAAAAGCTGTTCCACTGTCGTCGAAACCAAAGAAACCTACTTTAGCTGCTGATCCAGTATGATATCGAAACTCTACACCTCTATCTTTGTTGTCATCACTTCCGGGAGCAGAGTCTCCTCCAAGAGTTATTATGGGATCATCGACTGTTAATGTGGTGCTATTTACCGTAGTTGTCGTTCCATTTACTGTTAGATTTCCTGCTAGAGTTACATTAGCTCCGCTAAACGTCATAGCTGTTGTCGGAGTAGATCCAGACTTTACTACGAGTTCACCGCTGCTATTTGTTAGGCTACCATATGTAGTGCCATCGTCTTTTAATGTTACATCGGCTCCACCTGCATCTAGGGTTATGTCTCCTGCTGAATCTAATGTAATCGTTGATCCTGTTATTGTTTCTATAACAGGGCTTGTCAGCGTTTTGTTGGTTAGCGTAGCCGTAGATGTTGCTGATACTAAACGAGCATCTCCACCTGTGCTAGGCAGGGTTAGCGTATTATTAGCACTCTCTGAGTGAGGGGCTGCGATTATTGTTTGTCCGTGTGAGTTAGCCTCACAGTTTAACTTTATAGCACCTTGATTATCGTTCCCTTTTACAACAACCTTTCCTGTTCCGTTTGGCGCTAGTTCTAAATCTCTATTTGATATGGTTACGATATCATGTGTCTGAACGTCCAATGCTCCACCCAACTGAGGGCTAGTATCGTTTACTACGTCAACACCTGTAAGACTTGCACCACTACCACTAAAAGCTGTAGCTGTTACTGTGCCTCCGATGGATACATTGTTACTACCATCCTCTACCACCATCTTACTAGCAGGTATGGTTATAAATACGTCTTTAGTTCCTGCACCAAAATCCACAAGATTATTGCTATTAGAACTTGCTAATACTGATCGTGCTAACGTAGTTCCAGATGCTGTAAATGTTCCTAGACCAACCTCAAAATCACTATTGGTATTATCAACAATAGCGTAATAGGTGGTATCAGAATTAGATAGATTAGCAGTAAAAGTTTCAAAGTTAGTGACTGCACCACCCAGAGTAATCGTGCCTGTACCTGTTGTAGTCGTGGTTTCTCGTACTCTATCTGCAATCACAAAAGCCATTAAGCTATCCTTATTATCGCGTTACTAGAATCAGCCGCAGGAAAGACAACTGTAAAATCCCCAGAAGATGCTGATTTGTCGGAGCCAAAATCTAATACACACACCGCCGGATCACCCGAAGCGCTGTCGTTAAATATCAGGGCCCCTCTAGCTGTTAAAGTAACATTGCTAAAAGTTTCATCGCTAAAATCTGTTAAAGCTGTCGTGCTAGATGACGTAGGCGTTACATTGGTAAGCGCCTGTCCTTTAGCCGTATAATTTGTTCCTGATACTTCATTGCTTGTAGTATACGCTGTTGTACCCGCGCCTAGACTAGCACTAGAGGTATACAAAGCTATGTTAAAAGTGTTCCCTGAACTATTTGTAAAGTTGTGAACACCTTTTAATAATTCTACCTTAAAAGAGGTGCACATTGCCTGCGATATAGCCATTATAATCTCCTTATCATTTCTGCAAGTTTTTCATGTCCTGCATTTTTAATTGCGTTGCAAACAGTGGTTCTATCTGATTTAATTGCTTCTTTCATATAAAATATAATCACTTTTTCTAAATGCGATTTAAAGGCATGAGCCTGTTCTCTAATCTCTGGCGCAGCGTTATCTCCAACCTCTACAATCTTATCCACACAACGAGCCGCAACTTCCTCTGGAGTAAACCCTCTGTTATTTGTGGTTTGTATATCTACTATCGGTGTTTTCGGTAATTCCATCAACATTACTGCTTATCCCTCATAACCATGCCTGTTCTATAATAATCACTAACCTCTTTTGCTTCGCCGTATAGTTTAAGCGATTGAACTGCTTCCGTAAACCTTTGTGCGTAATTCTGCATCACATCGGGCTCACCCTTCATAAAGGTATATGCCTCCATCAAGCTACCGTAAAGTAAAGCATTAGGAGCATTTGTGCTTAACCATGTTTCTCCAGAATCAGCGCCTGCGGTTAAACTGTTTGGCCTGTAGTAATAATGCAACTCAACCGCAAAACTGCTACTAGGAGTAGGTGCTACGATAAAGTTGTCGGTGTCGAACAAAGCATAAAAGCGTGGCGATCCTGTGGTAGATGAGTTTGGTGTAAATGTTTGTATAAAATTTACATCTTTATAATCAAGAAATACTTTATTGCTACTGCCATCTGTAAAGCTTAAAGAAAACGGTGTAAGAAAATCTGTTGGACACGCTAAAAACTCACTACTTGAAGTAAACGCTGCTGTAGCGTTTTTTCTAAAAATACTAAGCTGCACGTTTTTAAGTATGCGCTCTTCTGCAATCTTAATAAAATTAGATAGATTATTAGTGAACGTCGTCTCTGTGTTTTCAGAATAATCCTGTATCGCTGTTTTTAGTGTAGCAAAAGTAAAACTCATGTTGTCACCGTAACCTCTCCAACAGAGGCAAAAGCACGTATTGCTACCCCTCTTTCAGGAAACCCACCCGGGCCCACAGGAACTGTCTGTGGCTCTGTTCTGTCAGGTCTAGCGTCTTTTAAACCAAGAGCGTCTACTACGGTAGGAAAAGGCTCAAGTTGTGGTTGCTTTGGTTCAAACTCATCCTTACCTACAAGAGATCCATTCCACTCTTTACGCATATCTTTGTACTTATAACGAAAACCTGATCTATCTGATATAGCGTAAGCGTGTTTACCTTGTGCAAATCGAGCCATCAGGAACTCCTAAAATATTCATACTGAGGCACTACGTTAAAAGAAGCTCTATCTCTGTCCTCAGTCATCGCGCGTTGAAACTCCTCTTCGTAGACTGCTTTTAGCATCTGGGTTCTGTTAGGCGCTCTTTTCATACTTATGTAGTAAGCCAGTCCTGCTGCCAAACATGGAAAGAACCGAAAGGGCATATCCATCGTATTAATAAAGGTGTCAGCATCATCCATACGCGTTAGTGCATCAAAGATAATAGTGTCTGTGCTGTTTTCTGGGGTAGGCCATATTTTTAAAACAGGTGTAATCTGCCTATCCAAAAAGAATTGATTAGGTCGTCCTGTTGTACTTTTGGTTGGTATGCCCAAATATGTGGATCTGCTTATTCGCTCCATAGCAAAATCTGTGCTACTGCGTCGTACAACAACAGATAAGATATCAATGACATTTGTATTAAGATTATATGTCGCTGTACCAGAGGTAAGTGCTTGTGTAGTTTGTGTTATGGTCCACTGATTAAGACCACGATTAGCCCACTCGGCTAACATAAGATTTAAAGAACGCTTGGCAGATTTAAGATCGTAACCCGTTCTGACCTCTAAACCACAACGTTCAAACGCCTCTTCGATGTACTCTGCAACGTCGAGTTCGAAGTCTGTGCTATCTGATACGGCCATTTACTCATCCTTGTTTGCATACATATTATCAAAAATTTGGTTTACGTCCAACACATAATCTAAATCAGACTTTGAGTAATGTATATGCTGCGATGGTTTAAAGTCCGGAGGACCTTCCCCCGTCTCAAACCATGCGGGATGAGTAACACGAACACGGTTGTTTGGCAAGGCAACAATATTACCTGTGTAGTCGCCGGCATCTAATAAGGTGAGAACATGACTTTGTTTATGCTGTGCAGGGTCATCAGCTATTTCGCTGTCTGTATAATCAACAGTAAAATGGTATTTTGCAGGGTAAAACTCACCCCCTATCTTTGCCATCCATGGACACGGAGTTGCTCTGTCTAAGGTATATACAGCGTGATGATGCGAGGCACAGTCCCAAGGCTGTGCTAAATATGTCTCCATAGGATCTGGCCAACCCTCAAAATCAAAATCTCCAACAAGTGCTGTAATAGGCATACGAGCCCACATAGCACCACCGTGCACATTAGGCTCATCGTCATCATTCTCACACCCAGTAAATATTACCTGAAAAGACAAACACCTATTGGGCATTGTCGTGACAGCAATAGCCATTGCGTGCAAAAACTCACCATGATACTTCTCATGGTTGTGTGTATATTCTCTACGCACCCAACATTTAAAATGCGGGATGTTACTTTGTAAATACGGCAAATTTAGGCCTTTTTAGTATCCTTCACTAACTTCATTCCTTTTTTCTTAGCTTCGGCCCGTAGTTGTGCAATTGTCATTGTTTTTCTGGCTGCACCACCCTTACTCATCATTCTTGGTTTTACGTTACCACCCTTTTTCATCATACGAGGCTTTACGTTACCACCCTTTTTCATCATACGAGGCTTTACTCCACCGCCTCTTTTCATCGCATATGTCTTCTTTTTTCTCATAAGTTTCTCCTAAGTATACAAAGTTTTTTTACGTCTGTCTGACATAACTGCCCCACAGCCTCGTGCAATAAAGCGTTTACCTTTTCCTGCACCTTTTGCAACCCCACCAGTTTCAAAACTCTGGTCGATCTCTATTGTTGGATCTTCGTCTTGAGGATCAAAACCAAACATTCTATTATAAAGACCCGGAAACTCTTTAAACAAGTCTGCTTTTGCTTCGTCATTCCCCTCTTCAATTAAAGAGAGTAATTGTGCTTGTCTACTTTTTGACATATCGTCGTCCTCTCACAAAACCACCATTACCAAGATTAACAGTAGCAGGTTTTGTATTTTTTACTACTGTTTTTCCTTTTGCACCTGCACGTTTTTTCTTTTTAGCAGTGGCAGCACGCTGTGATTGCGTTAGGGACTGCGCTTTGCTGCGAGGCAAGCATCTATCTGGATTCTTTTTATCTTTAGACGTACCGCACTTACCCTTGATTTTACCGTCCGTACCAATACGAACCCAGTCTTGTTTTAGCCATTTTTTAAGTTCGCCCATTATGCTTTCTTCTTTTTCTTTTTACCTTTTGCGCCTTTTGCGTAATTTGGATCTTTGCAATATTTACTTGCGGCTAAATTTGCATAAGCGCTTGGGTATGTATCGAAAGTGCGCTTTGCCCATGCTTTACCTTCAGGACAAATTTTACCACCCTTTTTCATTTTGACAACACCACCCTTGGCCATCTTTACTACAGGACACGCTCCGCGCCCTAGATTTACCTTACTTCTTGATTGAGGCCTGTTCATACTTTGCACTCCTTTTAATAAAGTCTTCCCATAAAGGTTTTAACATTGCGTTGTTTTGTTCTATCTTAACAGACATTACGGCTATTTCCTTGTCCACATTAATAAGGGTCACAGTCATCCACGTAATAGCGCCAAGAGACATTGTAGTAATCCCACCAACAAAAGCTTGTTTAATTAACACCGCCATCTTCTCCTTGCCTGTCTTAAACGACTATTTGGGTTTTTAGCCGCTTTTGGAAACTTCTTCATCTGTCCGGCGCTTCGTGCACAAAATGACTTACGCCTTGCTTTTTCTTTAGCTGTTAGGTTCTTCTTTTTTGTAACAGCCGTTTTTAACTTACTTCCCGGATTGTCGCGTCTGTATCTCGCCACACCATCTTTAGTCATCCCCGCTCCAGATTTAGTGGAGCGGAAATACTTTTTTGTCTTAGGCGGTTGCTTATCGCGCCTAGTTTTAGTCATAGTTCTTACGCATTTTCAGCGTAACG